TCGAGTCCCGTACGCACCGCGAAAGGGAGTAACATTAGTTACTCCCTTTTTTGTTGTGTATCAAACAATTAAGGCATTGGAAGTAGATGGAGAACATGTAAAAATTGGGTGTATATTTACCGGAAACTTACCAGTATTTCCCGATTTTTACCGATATTTTCACCTATAATGATACCGCCTTTGATACCATTTTTTTATTGTAGCGATAATCAGTAGATACCAAAACTCAAAAGAATATGAAATATCCGACAATGAGATTCGTCTTTGATCGTAAAAAGGTTGCGACAAAGACACACAAGGGACTCGTTCAAATTGAAGTTTTGAGCGAAGGTAAGAGAAAATGGATCGGAACCGGCGTTAAAGTCTATTCCGACCAATGGAATGATCGAAAGAAGATAATCAATTCAGTTGAAATGATTCAATTGAACCAGTGTCTTGATGAACAACTCCGGATTATCCAAAATTGGATTAATGAGCTTATCAGCAAAAAGGAAGTTTTTGATTTTGATAAGCTGGATAGATTTTTGAGATATACCAATAAATCAGAAAGTTTTGTTGACTTTGTAGAAAGAAGAATTGAAGAGCGTGGAGATATAACGGAAAGTACCAAAGCTTCCCATCGGACATTTGCGGCCTCATTACGTGAATTTGACAGAATAATATATTTTTCTGATCTGACAAAAGCCAATATCACATTGTATGATGATTGGTTACATGCTAAGGGCTATTCACAGCCGACAATATATAACTATCATAAACGTAACAAACGTTATATTCACGAGGCCATAAAGTTTGATTTGCTAAAAAATGATCCGTATAAGGGTGAGCGTTTTTCCCGTGGCAAACATGCCATCAGGAAATATTTGACTGCCGAAGAATTGAAGAAAGTGAAAGATGCTCAAATAGACTCGGAAACGATCTGTAGAGTCCGTGACCTTTTTATTTTTCAGGCATATACTGGAATATCCTATGCTGATCTTGCTAAATTCAATTTCAAACGTGACGTACAAAAACGCGGCAATAAGTATGTTATATTGGATATTCGTTTAAAGACAGAAGAAAACTATTTTATCGTATTACTGTCTCCTGCAATGGAAATATTGAAAAAATATGATTATGTGCTTCCGATTATCAGTAATCAACAATACAATTTGCGGCTTAAAATAGTTGCTGATTATGCAGGGCTTGATAGAAATTTGACCGTTCACATGAGCAGGCACACATTTGCGACAATGTGCCTGAACAATGGGGTTAAAATGGAAAATGTGAGTAAAATGCTCGGTCATACAAATGTACGCACCACACAACAATATGCTAAAGTTCTGAATGCCGAAGTGGAAAAAGACTTTGAGATGCTGGAACGGATTTTGTCATAGCATAAGAGAGCCACGCTAAAATAGTTCTACTGATATTTAGCGTGGCTTGTTTCATTTGAAATACTCCATAACTTGTGCCGATTGTTCACGGAGACCACAGCAAAGATAATTTTGAGTCATTTCCACACTTGCATGTCCCATCATTTGGCTTATAGAGTATAAATCGGCACCCCGTAAATACAAATTGGTTGCAAAACTCCGGCGTGCCGTATGGCTTGAAACAAATTCCCATTTTTCACCTTCCACTTCCTTTCCGGCCTTGAATATTTTAACCGCTTCTGTGATTCCGGTTTTCCGGCAAATATTACGGATATTATTGTTGAATGTCGGATCGCTAACTTCTTCTTTAGGCAAGTTTGTTAGTAGCTCTTTCACAATTGGCTTCAATGGCACTGTGGCATGAGTCTTAGTCTTTAAGCTGACATAAGAGATCATTCCACCCACTATATTACGGTTGTTCAACCGTGTATAGTCACTATGACGGCAACCAGTAAAGGCTCCTATTAAAAATTGTGTGCGTACCAATTGTTCGTTGGCATTCTTGGGAACATAGGTGATAATTCGTTCAAGTTCTTCATCAGTAAGCCAAACATTAGTGCTTCTCACATTTTTTACTGAAAGGATTTTATTATAGTCTTTAGGTAGCTCAACCTCTTCATTATACAAGTTCAATACAGCTTTTAATTTGGCGGCATATTGGCGAACAGAGTTTGGTGCCAGCCGTTCTTCCATATAATCAACAAAAGCCTGCAATCGGACTTTTGAAAGATTCTCCCATGTTGCCGGGCAATCGTTCGCCTTACTATACATGTTGAGTATAATTTCATATTTGGGGTATTTTACCAAAAATGCTGTACGTAAATCTTTCATTTTTATTTCATTTCTTTATTCCAACTATCATAAATATCTTCCCAATTATCACCTAAGCCAACCCTTATACCGAAAGCGTTGTAACATTGTTGTACCGTTTCTTTCGGTGGTAAATATCTCCCGTCACTTAACATTATATAGCCTTCGTTTATTTCTTGTTGTAGCAAGTTTATATCTACTGGCATAATTTCATCAGGGAACAGCACCACGTTTCCTTTACTCGTTTGATAACTGACTCTTGGTAGTTCAAAATGCCCTCTCTGCCCAGTCAATAAAGAACAGATTCCGATTTCTCCGGTAATGAGATGAACTTCCGTGTTTGGCGCATTTATAACCATAAAATAGGCGTTATCGTCATTTTGGAAATGATTTACTACTCTGCCCACCCTTTCTGTATCACATCTTCTCATTCTCTCGTCCCAAAGATGTCCCAAATCATCATGGAACCGGATATAATCTCTTACCTTATCCCATGTTCTTACAGACAGAAATTTCATAGCAGGTAGAGTAAGAGTTTTTTCTACACCATTATCATAGTTAAGTTCATGGGTAAAGTAATGTTTTCGTGAGCCGGTAATGTGTATATCCGTAACATCAAAGTTTTCATCATATCCGTTTTCGGTGGAATATTCTTCAAGAACAACAATATCACTCTGTACGATTTCATCAACTATCTTTTGAAACTCATTATAGGCGTTGGTTAGCAGGTTTTCGGTATTCATGTTGTCCTGCATGGGTATTTGTGCAACAAGTCTTATCGGGTATTCATTATGTTCTGTACCATAGCACATATTCTCCACAATACCACAATTAACCTTCCCACATCTTTCATGAAAGAAGTCCATTGTACGCAATACATCTTGGTTGCTTAATTTCGTGGGTTGGGTGACAAACAGCACATAACTTACTTTTACCCTACTAAGAAGTTCTATATGCACGTTTGTAACACTTGGAGGCGTGTCAATAAGAACATAATCCGGGTTGATAGAGTGTATTTTCTTTTTAGCCAGTTCAAGATATTGCCTTACCATTGATTTTTCCAAGTAAATAAACTTGGAAAACATATTTCCAGAAGAGTGTACCCAAATCATTTCATGCGGATGATCGCCTTCAAATTCGGTGTTCATTGACGGGGTATTTATATCTGCATCAATGATAAACACCTTATTCCCTTGTTTTGCAAGTAATCTTGCTATATTTGCGGTTGTTGTGGTTTTGCCTACGCCGCCTTTGCCTGAATATATTATAATAGCTTTCATATCAATTAAATATTTGGTTCAATAAATTCTATATTAGCCATCCGCATTTCATCTTCAAACGCCCATTTGTAATTGTGATTTTCCCAAAATGAAGCATATTCACAACCACGGCAAGTAACGGAGTATCGGCCTTCTCCTATTTTTCTTGCTTTACAAACATCGCGGAAAATCCGGTTATCTATCGGAAAGTCTGTAAAACATACGATCTCTTTTCCTTCATCCAGTAGCTTTTTAAGAAGCTGATAGTCACGACTGGTTCTATATGGCATATTCATGGTTGACCCCTTCTTTCATCAATTCAGGATTATCAAAAGCATTTCCTATGACTCGAATTTCCCGTTTGAAATCATTCCACCAATCAGGTGAAATTTGTTGCCATGGGTTCATCCATTCTTTATTTAAGTCGCTGATATTGGCAAGGCAAAAGCAGGCATATTCATCTATGTATTTAACCAATTTGGGATATTTACCATTAACACTAATAATGTCATGTTCGTAAATTTCTGTACCTTCTTTATCTGTTTTGCCTATAAATTGGCCGATTGTTTTGCAATCAACCTCATACTCTATGAATGTTCTTTTACCTCTATGGTTCAGATCACCATATACCCACATCTTTGTATTAAGGCTTTTGCCTCTGAATTTTATTATTCTCATAAATATTAAGAGTCAAGTTTTTTAATAAATTCATTTAATCTACTGGCTGAATAATCAGTACCGCCAATTATAAAATAACCATCAACGGCAAATTTGAATGCTTCAATGGCTTTTTGTCTCATTCCTTCTTCGGCTATCGCTATTGCTGCATAGGCTTTTGCTTCTGATATGGCATATTGCACATAGCCGGTAGAATCCATCCGGTTGTCACTTTCCAAATCCAAAGTGTTACGTCTGATATAATCTTTTGCTTTTTGATTCATACTTTTGGGTATTTTCCTTCTCCTTTCGGATCAGTTCATTAATAAATTTACTCATGTTCGGTTGCTCTCTGACAAAATCAACCAAATCAATATCCAGTCTAATAGCATAGACCTTACTTTTCGTAACCGGTTTGTTTCGGCGATAACTTCTTTTGGCTTGTTTATTCTCTTCCATAATAATTCATTGATATATGTAATAATTCGTTTGAAATGGCTGTAATTTAGGCTTGTTTGCCTCTTTTGTCCCGTCTCTGATTCGATGATTACCTTTGGTGTGAAAACGTCTGAAATCGCCCCAAAATAGTTCATCTGCATTTGCCTTTGGTCGGATTGTTCCCCAAACATATCGCCGTAATAGTTTGGGTAACATCATGGAAACAAACAGTAACGCTATACATTGGTGATTCANCGGTTAACATTGTTAGCCTCTGTAATGCTTTGTTTATTTGATCCTGATAAAACCAACGGGAAATAAAATCTATCAGAGCTACCAAAGCAAAGACAAACGCCGGTGTTTTCGTTTGTGCATCCACATATAAGGCCGGTAAATGTTTTTCCGGTTCTCTTACCGGTTCTTTTTCCGGGATGATCGGAGCTTTGGCGCGATCTAAAGCCTTTATATTACATTTTAAGTTCGGGCAAATAGAATCATTTATAAATGCAGGCATAACCACACCTATACGCGCCGTCTTATCATCAAAGACCGCCGCCCGATCAGGTGCAACCAGCCACACGCCACCAGTCCAGCCGGAAAGCAAGGGGATAACGTTTGATGCAAAGAAACCTAACTTTATATCAATTAAAGCGGCTTTTTCCAATGTTACACAAAGTTCTTTGTGTCCGTTACTGTCTGCATCATTATAAGATAAATAAACTTTATTATCTCCGGCAATAGTACGAAGTGAAAAACCGCTTTTTTTGTTTCGTTTGGCTATTTCTTTTACAAAACCGGCAACCGCTTTTAATTCGCTTTTCTGAATCTTTATAAATCCGTCTTTTGAAAGATTGGGGTACACAAGCCGGTAATTAGGGAAATATCCGGCAAAATCACAAACAAAGGTTTGTTTCTTGTCGTTGGTTATTTCTGTAATATTGCCGCCGTCCTGATTACAAACACAAACAGAACACCGGCCAACCATTTCTTTTAAATGTTTGGGATTGATAAATAATTTTAGACCGTCAGGTAAAAGCCCGGATGTTTCAATAATTACGGGGTATTCTTTTAATGTACGCCCGTCAGAAGCAACTAAAGCCGATTTGTAAGGATCAAGATAAATATAATTAAATGCCGGTCTTAGAGGATCTTTTGTTACTAATTTAGTGATATTTAGATGTTCCTTTGTAATCCACATATCAAAGGAGCAAACAATATTTTCGCGCTCTTCTATTTTGGTAAACCTTGTTTTATTGGCTTGTTTGGTGCCTATCAGCTTTTCAAATTGCCAAACAAGATTAAAAACCTGATCCACTGGAAAGGAACATTTAAAGCTGTTTATTTGTACAGTCCTAAAATCCGTTATATTTAGTTTGGCATCAACGCAAAGATATTTTATATTTATCTCGTTACCGTTGACATCTTTCAGTTTTGCAAGCTCCGCGGCGGTATAGGTGTCGGGAGCTATTTCTATTTCATTTGTAAAAACGTCGTTTGCTATTTTAACCAATTCGGCCAAAATGAGGCCGTTAAATTCTTTTTCATTCATAACATTAAATAGTTAGATATTTTACACCAAAGTAAAAGCCTAAAGCAAGGCAAAAAAGTAAGTAAATAGGAAGCAGCCAAAGACCGCCAAACACGCTAAAGCAGATTAATAAAACTACTATTAGCCAAATAATTACGCCCACCATGTTAGAAAGTAGGGTTTTCAAGCTCTTGCAAAAAATCTTCCTCCGTTATACTCTCACATATATTTGAGCCATCAACATAAACACTAAATCCGGTTGCGGTACGGAATACTTCTAATTTGTGCGTTTCTCCGTTTGGGGATTCTATTATATAAGCAGTCATAATATCAAAGTTTAAAGGAATGCCGGGAAACCGCCCGGCGCGGTGGAATGTTTGTATTATTCGTTTATGTTATGCAAATTACAGTTCCAAACGTGTTAGGGAATGAACCGTCTTTGTTAAGGCTAACAATAGATATATTATCCCCGTTATCCTTTATTACATAAACTATAAGTTTTCTAAATCCATATAACCCAATATGATATAATATCTTTTTCTCCATAAATTTAAAATTTGTCTGATTGATCGTTTTTATTTATGAAGTCTTTTAATTTTTTGGGATCGGTGCCAGAGATAAACACCACGGCACCGAATAAAAGCAGCATTAAACAAAACATAGCTTATTATTAATAAAGTGTTGCACGTTCGTATAAACTTTGCGATATAATGCCATCTTTACAAAGTCCGTCTTTATATTCTCCGAAAGCTATATTAAAATCCAGTTTAAAAGAATGTTTCTTTTTGTTGGCTTCTCTTTCAAATTCGCCTCCGAACTCTTTGCAGAACACCCAAAAAGATCGGCGTAACTCTTTTTGATTGGTTATCGTATATTTTGCCATGGCTATTTCATTTTAAAAGTTATGCCAGCAGGCAACAAAGAACGGTTAACACTGGAAACGAATTTATTAAAATCGTTCTCCGTTACTTTTGTTTCGTAGTCTTTCCAATTAAAAACAAGCTCGTTACTATGATCGTAATATATCACATTACAAACTGATAACCCGGCATCAAGAACGGCCAGCATAACTCGCTTTTCATTTTCGGCCTTTTGTTGTTTCTTTTTGCAATCGTTAATTATTTCAGCGCGTTTTTTCTCGTATGCTTTGCGCTTTTCTTCGTCTTTTCGCGCTTGTACAGCTTCAGGACGATAATAACCCTCGTTTATTCTGTTAGTTATAGTTGTACGTTCTTCATCCGTTAATTTCAAAGTAAAACGTTCATTTTCCGGCTTATATGGGTTTTCCCATATTTGCCCGGTTAACTCTTCCAGCTTTTTTATAGCCTCGTTAGATTCTCTTTTCCAGCGTTCAACGATACCAAGCGTATAAAGAAGGTATTTAAAGTATTGTTTATCTTCTGCCTGATAAAGTAAATTATACTCCGTTTCTGTAATACGCAAATAGTTAATTGCAGTTTCTTTGCTGCTGTTTGTAATATGATAAAACCCGTTTTCAACTGGGTACATTGGCGCGCCGTAATGATTAGACAAATGAAGATCAACGAACATTTTAAACTGTGGGAAACGCTTTAGTATTTCTTCATGGCAGCAACCACCAGCACACCAAACGAAACGCCCGTTTTTGCGTTGTTCGTAAATATCCGCCGTTATACTCCAATCGCATATATTATTTTTGCAATCATCAGCCAGTAATATTTTAACATTGATTTCAAAGGTTGTCCCGGCTTGAATATATCTTTTTGATACTGTGTAACAAAGTCTATTTGTAGTAGTCATAATACAAAGTTTTAAAGGGTGAATAATGAAAAGTAAGAAGTAACCCGGAGCCATGACAACCCCGGAAAAATAGTTATTATTAGAATTTAGAAAGATATTCCACGCATCCGATAATATAGGCCGCGTGTTCTCTTGCCGCTTGTTCTTTTTCTTGCTTGGTTGCGGTCTTATGATCCTGATCGGAAAGCATTTTAGCCGCCATCCGGACGATCTTTTTCATAGTAGAACAGTTTGCAAGATATTCAACGGAAGGAGTTAAACCGCGGTTTACTTTTTTCAAGAGTGCATTTTGCAGCCATTCAGTAAGCGCGTAAATATCGCGAGAATTGCGAATATAGATAATTAATAAATCTGTGTTCATAACGCAAAATTTAAAGGGTGAAACTTGGTTTGTCTTTGTTTTTCCCTTAACTTTGCGTTATCACTGTGGAAGGTGATCCGATAAACGCAAAGTTTAAAGGGAGGCCGGGAAGAGTCGCCAAACTCGACCCGGTTTTTTATTAATATGAAATCTTTTGAATGCGATCAAAAGGAATTAATAACGCTATATGTTTATCTTGATAGTGAATCAGTTCAAAACTATTTGCCGTTGATAGTCTTATAATAGCGGCTTTTTTCGCCGTTTCTTGAAACACATCAAAATGAACCTTCAAACGGTTGCAACAGTTTGTGCCCTCTGGGGCTACATGTACGGCGTTTAGCGTTACATTTTTGTTTTGTAAGTTTAGTAATACTTCCATGATCTTATATTTTAAATTAAACACTCAACCAAGAAGAAGTAAAAGCGGAATTTGTGGAAGGTGATCCGGTCTTTTATCTCCTTTTCTGTATTACAAAGATACGAATAATATTTGTAATACAAAACAAAATGTACTTTTATTTTTAAGAAAATGCTCCGTTTTTACATTTATTAATATTGATATAACATATTGATTATCAATAAATTAATAAATAATATGATGATAAATATAAAGTATTTAAGAAGTAAGGAAATATTTATAGAAAATAGGTGTTTAAATACGCTTATTTGCTTTATTTATAGCCTTTGTTTAACTTTGTAGCAAGTTACAGAGCGCGAGACGCCAATATAATAAACCCTTTTATATCGTTTTATATGGTGTATAGTAAGCGCGTAACAGATTTACAGCAAATTTATCAATTAACCCCGGATGATGTTTTCTTTTGTATGCTTGTAGCATCCGGCGCCAGTCGTGGCGAAGCATACGCAACTATATTTAGACCACGATCTACAAAGATAGAAACAGCGCAACGCGGAGCCGCCCAACTTGCAAAGGATAAACCCGGCATTAATAAACTAATACGGTCTTTTGAAGATAACCGCGCCGCCTTCCTTCCTGACAATGATAGCCCCAAAAGCAAGAAGAAAAAGAAAAACACAGAAACAGAAGAGGAAGAAAAAGCCGGGAATGTTGTACAATACCGAGATAAAGACGCTGTTTTATCAGGCCTCGAACAAACCCTACCTTATTTAAGGGGCAAAGATCGCGCGGATGTATTAATGAAAATAGCCGATCTCCAGCAAATGAAGAAGGACGAAAACACGGAAGAAGAGGAAACAGTACATTATTATCTACCTTTGCAATGTTATAGATGTAGCCTTTTTATAGCTGATCGAGCAAAGCGGAAAGCAGAAGGAGCGGAAAAGCCGGATAATATTTAATATTATAGGTATAATATAAAGAGAATCAAGGCAAAGCGCGGCTTTTCTCCTTCTTTGCTGGTCAACTGGATAATGAAAGCAGGGAGGGCACCCCCCCCCGGCTACCCAAGACACCAAGCATGTTTCAATCCCGGTCAAGATTTTTATTTTTTTTCTTTTTTGGAGCCAATAATGGATGTTTTTAAGGCTTTTCCAATGATAAATTACAAAAGTGAATGTCCGATGTATAGTTTTACTTCTGAAAATGTATAGTATATGTATAGTTTACTTCATAACTATACATGTGTAAATCATTCATTATTAGGTCAATGGAAATTTAATGTATAGTATGTATAGTTTATATGTAAATTGCGTATGGGAAAAAAATATATATAATATGGTTTGCATAAAAAACTATACATACTATGCACTATTTTTCCATTGATTTGTATTTCAATATGTTATATATGTATAGTTGCCTTTAAAACCCTACATAAACCATACATATCAGAGAGAATGTTCCATCTGTATTTCCTATTGAAATAGAGTAGTTATCCTTTGTTTATCAATATT